ATCATTTGATACCTATATTTTCATATAGGATTAGACTATATCATTAACCTAATCTTCTTCTAAATACTTAAATGTATATCCATGTGTTTGATTTCTCTGTCCTTTTAGAACTTCTCTACACTTAGGATGAACTTTAGCACATTGTGCTACCGTATCCCAAACTTTAACAAGTTCTCCATTTTCATATTGTCCTATTTTAGTAGCTTTAGTAACTACATTAGTATAAGAGAAATAATACATTCCATTTACTAACCTTCCAAGTCTAGCTCCTTGCTTAATAGTATCATAACTAAGATTTAACTCAGCAGCAGCTTCTCTCATGTTCCTATATTCTTTAATAACCTCTTTCTTATCATTATAAAGAATTACAGGCTTGTAAGTTAGTTTATATAAATGGTTGATTTTAATTATATTATAAATATCATCAGGATTTCTAGTCCAATAATGATTTTTATAAATTTTCTTTTCTGTTGCAGCAGCTTCAATGCTTTTTAAATTATAACCAGTCTTTTCTGCTGCATCTCTTGTACTTTTATAAGTATTTAATAAATCACCAGTATCAGAAAATTCAAATAACTCATTTCTATAAGTTGTAAATTCTTCAAATATTGGAGATTCATCATAACTAAAATAAGAATCAAGAATTATTTTTTTATGTAAAATGGCATAATTAACAACTTGTTTTGATATTCCATAGAACTCTGCTACAGAAGGATTTCCTTCCCAGGTTCTTACTAGTTCTTTTCTGTTATTAAATTGATATATTGTTTTATATATAATTGCATAACCTCCACCAACAGCTGTATTATAATTATTGTCTTGCTTTACAAATTCTGGTGTAACTAAAAATGCTTCATAACTTAAAGCATCTTCAAGCTTATCAAAGACCTTTAATGTAGTTCTTACAAAAGCTTTATAGCCATATTTTTTTAAAGCATGTTGATATGCTGTTTTAGGATTTTCTAAAGAATATCCAACACAAATGCCATTTCCAATATACCCGTCAAACACATCGGGATTTTCAGTTTTATGGACTCCTATATATAGTTTTCCATTTTCTTTATTTGTAACTTGATATACAATGTATTTCATACGTTAGGTCACTTTCTTTTTCAAAATTAATTTACGTGCATTAGCACTAGTCGTTGAACCTTCCGTAAAACTGTCCTTATCAGGCTCTTATTTTACGGCTTGGCTGCTGATTACCTACACGGCTTTCCAGCAATTTAAAAAGTTTTACATGGACTATGCGAAGAATTAATCCATGGATTGAGAGTTTGGAGCCTGCTACAGGCGAAGAAACAATTCCAGAGGACATACCATCAAGACCACCGACACCAAGAATCTTGTTGTAGATGAAATCTTTACCCTTCAAAGCGAAGGATGCTACTGCAGGAGTATTAGAAGCTGCATCTGCGGTCAAATCGACACAAATCATGTAGGCTTTCTCACTACCGAACTCACGAGTAAGTGCTCTATCAACCTTGAATGAAATCTAGTTGCCACCATACTCATAAGTGTCGAAAGTTGCACCTACCTTAACGTAACCGTTAGCCTACTTAGACCAGAGGTAGGTAGCATCAACCTTAAAGTTAGCGAGATAGCCACCAAGTGACTGCTGTACGAGATGCCAAGCACGGTCGTTTACAATAAATACAAACTTATTACCAGTGGCCTTCTCTGCCTTGTCACACATAGTAGAGATGATTGTGTTGAATGTCTCTACATCAATGCGAGAAGCAGCAAACTTGGATGCAAATCTTTCGACCTGAGGAATAAATCCATCGGAAATGTAAATCGGACGACCAGTATCCATTGTCCGATTAAAAATTACCTTAATTTCTTAAGGATTAGACTATATCTTTTCTTATTCTATATATTTAAATACGAATCCTCCAGAAGTTTTATATTTGCCTCGCAAAACTTGTAAACTTCCTGGAAAATCTTTTCCACAATCTGTAACAGTACGATATGTTTTAATTAAATTTCCATCTAAATCATACTGTCCTACTGCTCTTGCTTTATTATGTATACTTTTTACAGGTGCTATTGAATCAAACTTTTCTAATTTCCACTGAAAATCAGCGAATAGTCTTCCAAGTTTAATAGCAGTTCCTAAACCATGTTTTCCCAATTCTCTTTGAGCAACTAAATAAGAATCATATTCCTTTATAAACTGTCCATCTAAAGAATATTGATAAACCTTTTGATTCTTTATTTGCTCATTTCTGGCTATTGAATATGTGGGCTGAAATTCATAAGAAAAATATTTATCACCACATCTAAATCCTAGTTTACAACTTCTAGAGATATTAGAAGTAGCTTCATTATTTACTCTCGCTGCATCAGCAACAGATTCATAACAGCAATCATATTCGCCATTTATAGAGTATTGAAATACTGGAACTCTATTATCAGTAGTTTTGTAATTAGTTAAGTCTAAAGTATCAACTTTTTCAAGTGCCCAATAACTATCAGCAGATTTTACATGATTTTTAATGGCATGTTTGATTGTTGAAAAACCTCTGCCAACATATCTAGCAGCGTCTTGTTGAGAATCAAAACTTCTAAGATATTTACCATTTAAATCATACTGTGAACAAGGTACTGCTGTTGTAGTATCGCCCACATTTCCTCCAAGAATTTCATTATAAACATCCTTTCTTTGAAGAAATTCTTTATTTACAAGTTCCGCCTCTAAATTATAAGCATCCTCTAAATTATCGTATTCTTTAATAACAATACGTTTAAAGTTGCTAGGCCCATACTTTTGTACTGCAAACTGAAAAGTTGTTTTAGGTTTATTATAGGTACTAGGTTTATTTACATAAACACCACAGCCAATATAACCATCAAACTTATTAGACTCACACTTATGAACACCAATATAAATCTTCTTATTAAGAATATTGGTAGTACAATATACAATATAAATCATATTCAAATATATTTTAACATTTTAAAATAAGAATCTACCACTTCCACACATAAAGTGTGTACGCCCTGCGGCTAGTCGTTGAACCTTACTATACGCTACTCATACGAGCCTGCCTATGTATAGTCTTGGCTGCTGATTGTCTACGGCATTATCCGTTTAGATTTCCAGCAATTCAGTAGATTTTGCTTTTTGCAACTTATGTTAAGCTGCTTGACCCCAATACTGGAGTTTAGGGTCACATATCGTCGGTTTTCCTGTCTTAGGATCAATATTTGACTTGTTCAAAAGAAGTCCCTGATTCTTTACGAACTGGAAGTTATCCAAGAGGTTCTTTTCAACGGTATCCATCTTATAGATAGTCTCTTTTAAGCTACCCTGATCTTTACCTTCTGCAATTGAAATAAACTTCTGCTCATGGATCTTGTAAAGAGAAGAGTAAGAATCATCAACACGGAAGGTATTAATGTAACCTCTATGCTTCTCAATATTCACATTTTTAAAAATGTAGACTATATCATTAACTTTTATACTGAAATATATGTTCTTTGCATACTTGTTGCTGCCCTTTTAGAACTTTCTGAACTCCAGTTCCATATTTCTTCACAGCTTCAGTAATGCTTTTAAATTCTTCAATCAAATTACCATATAAATCATAACACTCAACAGGCTTGCTGATGTTTCTTTTGTTTATAACTTTAGGCATTTGTAGCACATGCTCTAAAGATATTTGATATTGCTTATATGGTCGTTCTGTTCTCAATGCTGTAGTAATTGCATGAGTTGTTTTAATATTGAAGAACTCATAAATCTCTGTAGAGTTTTTAAGTTCAGTAATAAATTCTCCATCTAAAGAATATACATAAATGGATTTGCCTTTTAAAGATACTTTAGGTTTTCCATTATATTCTTCTAAGAGTTTAGTACTGTAATAAAATCCTTTAAGATTATATCCTCCTTTAATTGCCCTTGATAAGGATTGTTCTGAAATGTCATTATCTTGCATTGCTTCAAAATAAGAATTGTAAGTATTGCAATAATGACCATCAGAATCATATTGATAGCAAATAGTTCCTACACTACTAGTGTATTTAGATAAATCAGGATTTTCAACATAAGACCAAAAGAATCGTTTACAACTTCCTTTGAATTTAGCAGCTTGTAAAATTGCAGTATGAGATACTCCGTAAAAATCGGAAGCCTCTATAAGTGAATCCCACATCTTTACAAATGTACCATCTAAAGTGAATTGATAAACTTTTGTAAACCAACTATTTCTTCCATAACCACCTAATTTAGCATTATAGGTATCAGTTCTGCGGATAAAGTCTTTATTTACCAATCTCGCTTCTTCTGCATAAGCCTCTTCTGGAGTATCAAATATATAAAGAGTTGATCTCTTAAAGGCTTTAGTTCCATATTTATTTACTGCAAATTGTAAAGGAGTTGACGGATTATTATAGGAACTTGGCATATTTATTCTAATACCACATCCTATATATCCATCAAAAACTTCTGGATCTTTAGTTTTATGTACTCCGACATAGATTTTGTTATTGATTGTATTGAGCGTCTAATATATTATATATTTCATAAAGTTAGCTTCCATTTCCACCTTTAGGTGTACTCCCTTGCGGGATAGTCGTTGAACGTTATTGAGTGCTCCATAAAAATGTTTGCACAATCTCAATCTTCGCTGCTGATTGTTACAAATTATTGTAAGTTTCCAGCAATTAAAAAGCTTCTTCGAGTCATCTCACAATGACAAGGAGCAATATTTGTTTACTCTGATACTTAACGTAGCCTTCCTCTGACATTTCAGGAACTGCATTAGACTGGAATGTAGTAGTATCACCAATCTGGCAGCCTTCGAGATCAAGCTCCGTATCGTAGTTGTTATCTACCAAACGAACCTGTACTTCCCAGCAGTTATCTGCACGACGGATAGGACGAGAAACTACGATACACTGCTGACGAGTTTTGTCAATCTTGAAAATATCATATTTCTCATACCAGCGCTCAGTAAACTTCATAGTAATTTCGGTACCATCAGTACCAACCTCGGTGGGTACTTCAGCAAACTGAATCTTCTTAATCTGATTAGATTCAATTTCCCAATCGAAATACATGGAGTCAATTGACTGGAAACGGTTAGACTTCTTATTATCGTTATAGAATACGTTACGTAAACCTTCAGTAATAAAGTTGGTAGTAAGGTCAGGATTCATACGAGACAAAACACCGAGCATGTGGGGCTTTGTACCAATGACCTTATAAAAATCTTCATACGTCCTCGTTTCGCTCATCGTAGGACGTAAGTTCGTCATTTGTGCTACAATCATATTAAATCATTTTATTTTCTAGTTAGATTAAATCTAAGTAAGAATTTACATCTCGTTGTGGTTGCTAATAAACAACTCTTGAACTTGGCTGACGATTCTGTCCATCTCTGTAACCCTTATCATAATTACTTTGACCAACACGCTTAATTTCCTCAGCCATATAATCTGAAATACTATTAAATGTATCTGCACCATGTAAAGCAAACCACGCAAGCTGCACTAACAACTGCGGGTCGTTTAATGCTTTACCTAGGTAGCTTACACCAGTATCGTCTGTATCTAAAATAAATGAAGCAAGATTTTCTTTATCATCATTATCAAGGTTAATACCAATGTCTCCAATGCTATTTAAACTCTGGATACTATTAAGGACGGAATTTTTAAATTCACCAAACTGTTGAGCTTTTTCTTGTTGCTGAGCATAGGCTTCTTCTTGATTCATTCTCTCTTCCTTAGCTTGGTAATCTCTTCTTAACCCTTCAACCTGACGTGCATACAATGCTTCATTCTGTTTTGCTGTATCAAGTGCTGCAAGAGCCTCTTCGTCAGTTAAATCTTCTACTTTGGATTGCAAATCTAAAATAAATAATTCATCATCTGTAAGCTGATTAACTGATAAGTTATATTCAGGCTCTTTATTATTTGCATATTCTCTGGCTCCTGCTTGTTTATAGTAATTCTTAAACTATTCAGAAGTCATATTGCTTTGACGCATTTCATTAAGCATATTAATTTCATCCGCAGAAAGACCAACTTCAGGGTCTTCTCCGCGGAGCATATTCATACGCTCTTGTAATGTAAGGTTATTCCAAGCAATTTCTTGATGGTTACCGTTTGTGTCTTCAAAAATAATTCTACTAGGGTCAGAAATTCCTTGTGCCTTCAAAAGAGCTGCTACAGTTTCATCTAAAACCGGAGGAGCAGGAGGCTCAGGAACATCATTATTCGGAGGTAAATTGTTAATAGGAGGAGTAGGTTGATTGTCATCTCCATTATCATCAATTACCT